CAGCATCTGCCAACATCATTTCTAAATACACACGCTGAATATCGTATCCGTAATCAACGTTTTGTCTTGCTTTGTCTTTATTTTCACTCATATTGTATTATACACTTTAATTAAACACTTTAACACCGTATTGGTGTTGAAAGTTTTTTGCATCTGCATGATCATTTACCATGGGTTTGCCTTTGATATTTAAACTGGTGTTGAGTAACATGGGGCATCCAGATTTTTCATACCATAGCTCTAACAGCAATCGCAATGGTGATCCGTCTTTTGGAACAGTTTGCACACGACTAGTACTGTCGCGATGAATGACAGCAGGAAATAAGTCAGGATGCCTACAACGACTGACGACTTGCATATACCTACTATTATTCCAACCAAGAGGCATGTCAAAGTACATATCAGCCAACTCCTCCAAAATAACTGGTGCGAAAGGTCTATATTGTTGTCGCTGTTTAATTTCATTTACTCGATCCTTTATATTTTTATCACGAGGGTCTGCTAAAAGACTTCTATTTCCCAGCGCACGTGGGCCAAACTCTGCTTTGCCTCTTGCTAAACCGCATATTTTACTGTGCAGTAAATATTCAACTATTTCTTCATTGCTGGCACTATTGCCCATGTCGTAACCCAAATAGGGCGTAAAATCTTTATTACCAATGCGCCATTCAGGGTGTTTGGCCAATACTGTGCCGATTGCACTACCGGCATCTCCAGGGTTGGGCATAATCCATGTTTCATTAAAGTATTTGCCGGTTAGTCTATTTGCTGAACAGTTCAACGCACAACCGCCCATTAAGACTAAATTACGGGAGCTAGATAGTCTAGTGGCCTGTTGTAGCACACGTTCAAATGCCATTTCGTAAACTACCTGAGTAGCGGCAGCAATATCAAATGTATCGTTAACAAGTAAATCGGGTCTCCAATCTCGACATCCTCGATGTAGATTTTTTTTAATTCTAAATGCGTGTTGATAGTCATCATTAGGAAAATCTACAAAATCATCTAATATATCTCTAGTTAGTTTAGTTGGATTACCATATGCCGCCATGCCCATTAAAATATATTCTTCTTCATTAGGTTTTAAATGGCATCGCTGTGTCATTGCACTGTACCACAGACCCAAACTGTTTGGATAATCTAACGATGCGATACGTGTTAACTTGTCTCCATTAGCTTGCCATACACTATAAGTTGTAAATTCTCCAATAGCATCTAAAACAATCACACAGGCATTATCAAACGGACTAGTAAAGTAGCCAGCGGCCGCATGACTGCGATGATGATCAACATACTCAATTGGAGCACATAAATTCCATCGCTTGAGATAATTCTTTATATCATTATCCTTCCATTTCCATCCTTGTCCAGCAACTAGTTGTCTTAGCGTTTTTTTGTATGGGTTTTCATACCAATATATTTGATCTGGTTGGCCCCAGTTGTAGGCATAATTTATTAAGCCGTTACATAGATCTCTATCGTTCTTTGTGCCGCTAAATCGTTCACTATGACTGGCAAACATCAACACTCCGTTGACAAATACCGCTAATGCGGCATCGTGACTGTTTGCATTTATACCCCAAGTGATCATTTGTAAATGAATGGATCGCGCTTGCGTAATTCTGCCAGGCGTTTTTTAAAACGTCTAGTTTCCTGCCATTTATGCCAGGGCCATAGTAACCAATTAAATATTTTCATTGTATATCCTTAAACCATTGTTTTGCTCTCAATCTAATTTTTAATCCGTTTGATTCTTTTGCTTGGACAATTAACCATAGTGTAGCTAACTTTCCTAATTTAACAACTGCATCATTTATATCTTTTACATCATCAGGCCAGTTGGGCATACTAACACTCCAGCCGTATTCTATTGCCTGTTCTACTGTACGCGGTCCTTCATGATCTCTGTCTGGCACTAACACAAGTTCTTTTCCCAATTGTTTTAGTAACCAGTTTTGGCTGTCTTTTATTTCAGCACCTAGTAACGCACACCCATCAATACTTAGTGCGTCAAACGGGCCTTCGCTGACGATTACGAATTCACGCTCGTCTTGCTGACGGTCTAGATTAAACACATAGCCTGGCTGTTGCTCACTTAGATACTTGGGTTTGGCATCATTAATAGCACGGGCAGTCCAGCCTACAATCTCACCTTTGTATAAGAACGGAATAATAATTCTATTATTAAATCCCACTTTGTTGGTGTGATAAAACGGATAGGCAAATGGATCTATTTTTCGTCTATCTACATAATTTACAGCATCAGTTAATGCTTTTGGAACTATATAATCATCTTCAGTTAACGACAGAAACGTTTTCCAAGAGTCAAAGCTACGGGCATCCATGGGCAATGCCCTAACATCAAACTTGGGAATTATACTGCGAATTTCGGCGGTATTGGTGTTGTCTAAGCGCAATGCTTCTAATCTTAGTTGAGCAATGGCGTCATCCGGAATATTTAAATCCCGCATGAACTTATTCATCTTTTGACTAATATGTCTGCCTGGTTGCCAACTACATTTGAACCCGCAGTTGAAACAGTGATAACTAACAGCATCGCCGCCGTTGACAATAAACCCGCCACGTCCTCTGTCGTCGCTACAACATACCGCATTAAAGCTAATCCAACCGCTTGGAGTAGTTTTACGCTTTCCTGGAATATATTGTAATAAGGTATCGGCTATGAGGCTCATAGCACATTATACTTAACTTACAGTGACTTTGTCAATGGTTCCGGTTGGATATGTATTGTTAACGCCAATTAATACAGGATCGATATATGTCCAAACTACTCGAAAATAATTGAAACTGCCAACAGCTACTTCAAAAGAAACAGTGCTAGAAGTTGCAACGCTGGTTGTCCACGATTGTAATCGTGTAGCATTTTTAAAAGATTCAACACTAATGGTGCTGTCTTTCGTGCCTTCTACATGAATTGTTCCAATATAACCAGTCATTGCTATTTCAAAAGACATAGATTCTGTTGGAACAGCTTCGTAAAACTTACAAGGAATTGCGCTGGTATGATTGATAACATTGCCTGCAAAATCAATCTCACCGCTGAATCTATCATAAACAATTTCATCTCTAAAAGTAGGAAGTGCATCTCCTACTAGTTCAATTTTTCCTTTTGCTCCAAATTTACTGTCTGCATATAACATAACATCTGAGCCATTCTTTACACCAGTAACACTATAAGTCAAATACTGATGATCTAATTCTGATAAATCTTCTTCGGGAATAATTACGCTGGCCAATCCCTTACTGGTAGTTTGATTCAATGGGGTAATAGTATAAGGACTATTAGGCAACGCATTGCCAGACATGTCCATAACATTAAGTTCTATCATACTAAATGTAGATAAATCAATTCTTTTTTGATCGGCATTTTTAATGTCGAACTCCAAGGTATTATCAATACCATTATAAATTTTTACAGTTCTCTGATACACGTTTGTATACTCCGTAGTAAATCCTGCCAAATTAGCCAATAGTTCGATTCTATTTGGATATAAATAACTTGAAATTTTTTGCATTGGCAAGGATCCTTTAATAGTATTTATGGTAAAATTAAGAGACAATATAGAACAACATTTACCCTTTATCAGCGTCATTAACTACGGTGACGATGAATATGTGGGCATTATAATAAATCAGGACCAATTTGTTACGAGTTTTTACGACCTCAATGCAATTAAAACACAGGATGAAAGAACTGTGTTTTTAGAAATAGGTGAAACTTGGTGGTGGGAAAGTAACCGACAATATCCTATTAATATATTTTGCAAGGATCAGATAGGACCATTTGCCTATGCTGTTAAAACATTTAACAGTAAAGATACACGTATAATTTTAGGTCCTGTGGTTAATTTAATGAATCTCACTGTTAAACGTGTTAAACGAAAAAGTGTACAGTTAGTTCGCAAGGTTCGTTAAGTTTTCACAAATTAGATTCATCTGCACAACAATCACATGTGCATAGGCAATAGCATGTGCCTTCTTAAAATAGTAGTCATCATTCTCTGGTTTGATCCAAATCTCCGACATCACCGTAGTCCAATCCTTCCCAATCAGATAACGTTTCGCGGGGCGAATCATCGCTAACACTGCGGCCAATTGCTCGATAGACCTTGGCTTGCTTTGTCTCAGAATAGACCCATGCCCATTCACGTGGAACAGGTTCTGGATAAACTCGTCTTCCAATAGTAGATCCCATAATGGTTCTGTCTCCAATAATTTAGTTAAATGCTGTTTACTTTTAACACTTTCATAGACACTTACATTCAAAAAATCTATCTTAAAATACCCTCTGTCTTCTGCTGTTTTATAATCAATTGTACTTATTCCTGTAAGAGGATTATACGGAATACTGGTACAATATATTCCGGTATTATGCTTCTTATCTGTGTCAAGTCGTGCATCAATATGCTTTAATACACTTAAAGCCTTGGTTCTATCTGCAAAGTCAATGTCAATATCGGGCATTATATATTTGACTCTTTAACTACTTGTTTGACTAATTCCACGTCAGCTGGCAACTTTTTAAATTTGTTAACCCAGAACGGTGGATCAATAATATTTTGTATGTGTACCAACTGCTCGTCATTGAATTTTTGTAACATTGCTTTACCACTAGTACTATTTAATATCAACCAAGGACTTACTTTTCCGTCTTTAATATCGTAACAAGCACGACTCAAACTCACATAGTGGAAGTAATGATTCCATTGAGCATTATTATCGTTTGCCCAAGACAGCATATGACTAATGCTACGCTCTAGTGCTACTTCGACGGGTTCTCGTTTGATGAGATCAAAGACATACTGTTCATAAAGTTCGTCTCTGCACCAGTGATCCAGCTTGACACCTGAGGAAACCACGTAATCAATAAATCGCTCCGGGTAGAGAGGATTAACATTACTAACAAAGCTGCCAAACTTAATGAAAGCGTTATAATAAGGACTTTTACAAAATTCTTCATATGTTTTATTTTGTTTACTGTTAGTTTGAACTGTTTTATAAAACCGTTGAAACGTGTCGTAGCCAAGTACTACGTGCTTTTCTCCCTTGGCCATTGCCCTGCGTTTTTGTTCGCACACGTGAACAAATAAAGTCTTTTCTTGCATAAAGCCTTTACCACAATGCCCACAACTATAAGGTTGGTCAGCTAGCGCCATCATTTTAATTTTTTAGCAATAGTGGCTTCATCGAATCCGTAACTTCTTGCTAGATCTTTAATTTCTTTATCTGTACTTATGCTACTCAATAATTCAAGCTCGTCTCGTTTTTTATTTGGATAAAGTTCTTCTAAAAATTTAATCTTTTTACTATTAGTTCCAGATTTTTTCTTGTGTCCAATCCACTCGTGCCAGAATACTTTCTCGCCGTTGTAACTGCACATACACAACAACAGCCACATGAGTTTAGGATGTTTTTGTAGCAAATTCCAATTCTTATTAAAATATTCATTAACGGTCAAAACAAAATGTTCTTGAATATCTCGCTTCTGTCCAGCCGCACTGCTTACATATCTGTTCAATATAAAAAATTCTGACTTAAGAGATTTTTGTTGGTCAATGTCCATGGCATCCCATAGCTCGCGGATATTTTGATCCACTGCTGACAACTTTTCTTTTAACTCAATTTTTTCACTCACGGAGTTTGTCCTTACTTAATTTGTATAACATTATAGCACGGTCCAAGGCCTTTTGTAAAGTGATATTGGTACGTGCTTCTCGCCGAATCTCACCCCACATTTTATCTTCCATTATGTGTTCGTGTAGTGGCCTGCCGTCTGCTGTACGAGGATCTGGTTTGTTTTCCATTTGGTATTGATAGCCAATTAATTTACGTTCTTTCTCGCCAAACTCTCGAGCATACACCTCATCGCCGTTGCGCTCGTACACGTAAGTTGCTCCAGGTTTAAGACTGCCCATTAATCTTCCTTTGGTACTAAAATTGCATCAAATGCCATCACAGTCCTATGCCCATCTCCCTTCCAAGGATAAACAGTATGCGGTAAATGGCTTGGAAATACTATTACAGTGCCAGGTGATGGACTGTATTTCCAAGTGTCGTTCATAATAAATTTACTTACATCTTTAGTAAACGGCATTCTAAATAAAATTTGACTGTCACAAGGTTGTTTATCTTGGATCAGTTCAGGAGCACTGATATATATGTTTCCACTGAGATGTCCGGCTGGATGACTGTGCATCTCCTGATAGTCACCTTGAGTTTGACGAATGGTCCAGATGCTGGTTACCCGAGGTTTACAATATTTCAAATCGTCTGTGCCTGACTGAGCAATTACCAGTTCCATATAACCTTGACAAATACTTTCAATCCAAGTGGTGAGCCATGTTACATCTAACTGTATTTGATTGGGATACACTTGTATTTGCTGACCTCCACGGATGCTGATTAACGGATTATCTGCATCATTGAGATCAGGACGACTGTGCAGATTTTCTGCAAGGCTATAAATTTTACTAAACTCCAACGGTGGCACATTATCAATGGCCAGCACCACTGGTTGAAAATACGCTACTTTAAGGGTCATAATATTTTATCCAACTGTATAATTTCACTTTGTCTGCTGATCTCTTTAACAAAATATGCGCAGTCTGGTTTATCACCGTATCGAGTGGGTGTTGCTAACAGTTGTCCGTTTTTCATTTTTGGAAAGTACCATTTAACGTCACTGTAAAAATTTACAATTTCGATTTTCTTAAACTCTACTCTAAATGAACTCAACGGATTAAAAATCAATGCTTCAAATCCTCTATCATTTAAACTGGTCAATGGTAAAATTTCTATATCACAAGCACTTGAGCTATCACCAACAGCAATACTCCAATCCAATGGCATTGCCACTTCGTCATTGCCAATTCTTAACACCATTGCTGGTGCATTAAAACTTTCTAGAAAGATTAATGGCATAAAAAAGAAATCAGGATTGTTAGCGTCACTGTTATCTAACACTGCAAATCTAGTGTTTTCGTCTACTTCCTCTGGTAAATTGTTCAATGAGAACGTTTGGTTATCTAATGTTAATATCTGCATGAGTCCTTATTTTTGCCAGTCTGTCTTCGTAATAGTGAAGGGATATTTGGCATCCTTGTAAAATTTCTTCCTCGTAGTGAGGTGACGCTTGGCAAACTTGCATGTTGAAGTGAGGTCCCAGATTTGTACAAAGTCTTTGTCTTCTGCTTTTCTAATGCCTCGACCAATACTTTGGATAACACGGACAAAGCTCTTTCCGGGTTCAAGAAGAACCAGATTAAAAATCCTTGGAATATTAATACCCACAGCGGCCACACCAAAAGTCGCCACAGTAACCTTGTTATCATTTGTTGCATGTTCTTTGTACTCTTCTGTTCGCTTTGTGCCTTTTACTTCTCCCGAAATAAATACAGCGCCGTCGATTAATTCTATTAATTGTTTGCCTGAATCAATTCTATTAACTAGAACCAATGTGTTGCCTGTCTCTGATAAGCCTTTTACTAATTGTGCAATATACCGTAACCTGTCAGAATTAGTGACAAGATACTTTAATTCTTCTGCGTACGATTTAAACTCGGGTAAATCTATCATCTGTACAATGTTAACATGTAGATTACTTAACACACCCATTTCTTGCAATTCATATGCCTTAATTCCGCCCACTACTGGTCCAATTGATGCAAATATAGGTTGTGCTTCGTAATCATCTTTGGGAATAGTTCCAGTAAGACCCCATCGTATTGGAGCATTGGCCAAGTTCTGTGTTAGCAGATTCTTCAATACTTCTGCTTTGGCCATGTGTACTTCGTCGACTATGACTGTGCGTACTCCATCAAGGAAATCTGCCAATGTCAATGCATTTTCCAATGACCAATTTTTACTTTTTTTATCTAACACATTAAGGCTTTGCCAAGTACAAATAGTGTGCGTACGACCTAAATCTTTACGATCTCCAAAGTAAACACCCACATCCAACCCAACATTGATATAATCTTCTTCCGTTTGTACGACCAAATCTTTGTTAGGAACAATAACAATTGTACGTCCATATTTTTCTGCACAATGACTCAACGTTGCTGTCATAATAGTTTTGCCAGCGCCAGTTGCTACTTCTTGTAGTGCTTGAGTATTGATAAAAAATCTGTTAACCACTTCAACTTGGTCATCACGTAGCACAATAGGTTCACCTGCAAATCTATGACCTGCGGGCCAAACTTTTCCTTGGTCTGCCCAGTAGTGCGTTGTAATTTCGTCAAAGCCGATCTTGCTTGTTGTGCGTAAATCTTCTAATTCTGCTACATCAACATCCATGTCTGCAAGTATGCTAAGACACTTTTCTAGTTGACTCAAATAACCATTGCCGCCAAGTCCAAACATACTAATCTTGCCATCCCAACGACCTAATTTATAAGCTGGCTGATAACGTGCAGTGGGATTTTCATACTTAAATGTGTTGGTTAATTTTTTTCGTGCTTCAAGACTCAAGCCTTCAAACTTGATATTGACTTCGTCTCGAATTACTAATTTTACTGCCATATGTTTTTCCTATCTTCTAGAATACTGGCTTCGTCTGAATGTTCAATAATTAAATCACAGCAGTTAGTATACACTGAAGTCTTACCGTGACGCAACCCCATACGAGTATCTATAGCAATTACACTCATGGGACGCCATGCATTAGTAAGGAAAAATTTTGGTATTTTTCCACCCTGTACACCGGCAATTTTGGTAGTGCTGTCAAGTTTAGAATTGTATGAATTAGCGGCAATTAGTTGATTAAATTTACGACCAACATCTGTATTCTGTAGTCGAAAGTAAATTCCAACATCGTCAAAAATTCCAACGTCTTTTAATGCGTTTGATAACAATTCGAGATTTTCTAATGATTTTGATTCAGTTGTGTTATCAAACACAACCATCACTGGAATTCTTTTTAAGTAGACCAACGATTCAAGGATAGCAGTTAATGAGTGCTGAGCCTTGTCAACCCATAGTTTTGTATTTGGTCTGTTGGCAACGTATTCAACCAAGGTCTCGCCTGGATTTTTAGCAGTTTCTGTGAGGTACTGATAACGTACACTTCTATCATTGATTATGCTTTGATCCAATGGGGTTTCGATACCAAGGTCAGCAGTAATTGCTTTATGAAAATTTTGATTGGTTATTGAAGTCAGTAAAAACTGATGGTCAAAGTTGAGTTTTGACCAGGATTTTATGGTGGCATAATGAGTTTTTACAGTGTCAACAATATCGAACCCTAAGGGTTCTAATGCCTCGACCAAACAAACAATATTTTGTTCAGTTAGGTCAGCTGTGAACATCTTACCCGGAACAGCTTGGTTTAAATTTTCTACTTTTTTCGTCAAATTTTGCAAAATTTTGCGAATTTCTAAATTATAGGTAAATTCAATCTGTATGCCAGGTTCATTGTCTTCGTTTTTAGAAATATACATTTTTCTAACTTGTTCCACTTGTCGAAAATCTCGACTCCATTGCGGTGACGCTAATACCGTTGCAATTTCATCACCAAAAAACTTCAATTTTTTCTGATTTTCTCGAAGAATTTTCAATAACAAGTTACTTTGATTTTCAGTAATAAAAACGTGGCTTATCACTGATGTTGCAAGACTACGCAACACTCTAGAATCTTTAGATTGAATTTGTTCCTCAATAGTGGGAGAGGTAAAATTTACAATTTGTAGTAATAAATTATCAACTGTTATCATATAGTAAGTATACACTGACTTTTTTCAGAAATCAACCGTTTAGAAAAAAATAGGCCTCAATGTTATTTAAGGCCTATGGTGATTCTTTTGAGCAGATGAATTATAGTGTTGCGTCTTCCATGCCTGCAACCCGTAGTTTTACAATGTTAGTAATCATCCATTGTTTTTGATCAAGTGCCTTGGTAATGCTTAACCACTTGTTACGAAGCAAGGCAAATTCGTTGATAATTTTTTCAAAGTCAACAACGTCTGCTTCGCCTTCTACATAACGTTCACAATCTCTGCTACTAAGGGCACGTTGGTAGCTTTCAAGATATTTTCGAAAATGCTGACTTTTAAGTCTTCGTAATTCTATGTTCAAGTATTCTAAAATTGCTTCGATTTCTTGTAATTGACCAAATCTTTGTTCAACTACTCCGGGCATTGCGGCCGCGGCACGTTCTATATTACCAGTAACACGACATTCTTTTTTTGCTTCTAATAATTCATCTTCAAAAAAGTCTGCCGCACCTGGTATGTTAGAAATATCTTTAGCAACGTTAGCATACCAACCCATTAGAGCTCCAATTCGCCGTAGTCTTCATCATCTTCTGCTGATTCGTCGTCATTTAGATAATAACCAATTGCTTGGTCTAAAATATCATCAACACCTGTGGCATTTTGCAATACACGATCCGACACACCGAAGTCTGCTAACAAATCAATATAACGTTCTGCACAGGTTTCTAATTGTTTCTTATCTAGGTACTCGACAAAATTTAACCATACGTCGCCAATTTGAGTTTCATTCAACATTCTCTTCTATCTCCTCTGGAATGGTAGTTGTTTTAACTTTGATATGAAATTTATTCATTATCATATCTAATTTATCATCTTTCCATTCTTTTCGGTAGAATTTGAATTCCTCACCTGTGTCTGGATCGACCCATTTAAGTCTATTACCTTCTTGTTTTAACAAGCCGGCCTTTTCGCACATATCAACCATGCCACTATAAGGATTCATACCTGTCTCATATGGAATTTTAATTTGCACAGTTTCAAAAGGCTTGCTGTAACGAGTTTTCATAATTTTACAACTGGCACGAATACCCATTACATCTGTTACTTTGTTGCCGTCCTCATCCTCTTTGAGTTTGAGTTTTTTCATAGCAACCACAATACTAGACGCATACACAAAGCCTTGTCCACCACTGATCTTGTCATCTGGATCAAACATGTCTTGTGACGCATAAGTGTGATTTGTACAAACCATACCCACGTTGTAACTGCCGAACATGTTGACACAGTTACGCACCAAACTGGTAAGTGCCTTAGGCTTACGACCCATGTCTCCCTTCATGTCTCCAGCTTGGAACTGGTTAATGTCAGTAGGGGTAAGCAACATACCCAATGAGTCTATGACAAATAAGACTTTGGGACGCTCTGCCATTTCTTTGTACTCTTTCATGAATTCATGAATGGTTTTTGCCACATCAT